GTCGAGAATATCGTCTTCATCCGGCGTACCGAATGTGTCTACTTGGTCATCCTCGCTCTGCCCATCCGTAACACCAAACGTCTTGAGAGCTTCGGAAATGCTAACTTTAGGCGACATGTTGGACGCAACGCGGTCCATTACGGCCAGGATTGGGAGGTTCCCGGATTTCCATTCCTCTTTTCCAACCCCGTATGTGAAGGATCCGACATCAATTCTCTGAGCAATCTCATCGATAGATGTGCCTACATTATCAATTAAAAATTGAAATGCTTTAGATGCCCCCTTCTCTTTAACTAGTATTAACAAATATTGCTCTTTGTCCAACCAGAACTCTACAGCTGAATCTACGAACGGATTATCATAGCCTTGATTTGCTCTAGCTATTTCGGCCATCAACTGTTCTGAAACCGTCAAACCCTTGTTCCTTTCAGACATGAAGATCGCTGCGAGTGGACGATAGGCAGTACCTATACCCCACAGCTCACCCGTTTCGCAGTAAGAATCCTGCAAGAATATTCCAACGAGCTCACCATTATACTGATAAAATATCTGTTTGCCTGGATTTATGTCAAGACCAAGCTCCTTAGCTGCTGCAGCAAGAGGCTCATAGGTGCGTTCCTTGCTGTCTAAGAAGATCGCTTCTTTTGGAATACCCATTAACGTATCATCGCCGGCCTGTGGGCCGATCACACCCTTATAACCCATAAGGCTTGGGAGAGTAAGGTGAATAGACGCTATACCATACAAGGAACCACCGATGTGAGTGAATTTTGCACCAGAAATGAGGTAACTTATCAGACCATATAAAGTCCATTGGCCAACGCGAACATAAGGAACCTTTTCATTACACTCAGCATAATTATCTTGATTTATACGTGCTAAATCATCACTAACTAAGAAATACTTGTAGCTTAAGATAAAACTAGCGGCGTCCACCCAATTATGCCACTTTGCGTTAAAGAATGGTTTCACGCAATACTCAATTACTGTAGCCAGTCCCCAGCCTGGAACTGTCGCGTCGTATTGAGACCAGTCAGCTGCAAGAAAACCATAACCATCAGCACTATGCTTTGTCATCCATTGCCTAATCATATCAACTCTAGTAGGTTTGTCTTGAATACTAGGGAAGCAAGGTACTTTTGCTTCTTGAAGAGCCCTAATATAGGCATTGATGGGCATAGCCTCGATACATGCTTGTATAGCGCTGTTAGGAAAGACGGCCCTAGCTTTACCATCCTTTGGATGTAAAACCCCGTCCTCCATTTTCCAGCCATGCTTTTGAATACGTGCTAGGAAGATTACGATAGAGATCAAATCGCTAGGTGAGGCGACCATATGGTCCAGAATGTAACCCAACGCATCTTGGATTCTGAACGGGTAGTCCTTGTCACTATTGCTATCATGCACCATTTTCCCGACTAGGCTTCTGGTATCCACCCCTGAATCTATGAGCAAGCGTGTAGCAATTTCGTTATCTAGAGGAGCACCTCCCTTTTTCATTACAGGATAGCCATACATACCATCTTTATCCTGCTCGAAACGAACCTTTGAAACTCCATCTGGTTGTAGACTTCCAAGAGGAATGTACTGCGCTAAATAGTCGCGCAACTCCAAGCACGATCTAACAAAGCTCTCGCTGACAGGCGAGTCTGCTATATCTGGAATTGCCATAGATTTGATCATACCTTTAAGCGCTGTATTAGTTACGTCTCCGATATGATTTCCGTCAAATCCACCTCCAGTTAAAGCCTGATCATGCTCGATTTCCCATAATACATACTCTTTGGAAGTTTTATCTGCTGGTTCCTGTTTCTTATGATGTGCGAGTACGTCCATTGCGTATTGTTCTATCTTTCGCTCTCGCTTATCGAGTTTGTCACGAGTAGCCTGATCTGCACCGGAAATAACGTTTAGTCTCCCCTTAAACTTCAGACCAGACAAAGGCTGCTTGCCAAACATCTTGTAACCAGCACCGATTGCATTGGTGTTGCCGTAAGGATTATCAGTCGTACTCACATCTGTCAAATAATAACGCTCCAGCAATTTGAATTCTAGGTCCGTATTAGAATCCAAAGCTCTTGACAATCTCTTTGCAGCAAGATCCGTTTGGAGATACTCCGGACGTGGACAGATTAAACCATACTTATCGATGTAAAAATAGTTAAGTAATCCAGATGGCGCTCTGAAATTTAAACCATCCATAATTTAAATCATCTCCTTATATTTGTCTAGTTTTGATGCGGTTGTCTGTACCGTCATCGGTGTTTGCGTTT